CCTTCGATTGGTCGCAATCCCACACGTGCGTGGTGCCCTCGACCAACGCGAAACGACGCAGAATGTGGTCCAACGTTATGACCTCCCCCGCCCCCCCGTCAGGAGCAGGAGCGGCCTCGCTGGACGGGCATGTTTCGCCAGAGATCGGCCCGCTCAATTCACCGGATGGGGTGGGGGGAAGATCATTCGGATCTGGACGGGCAGAGTGTTGCATGCCCAACATTCGCGCAGCATCCTTCACAGCCTTCGACTGGTCGCCGCCGTGTTCGAGTAAGCAGAACACTTCAAAGGCGTCGTTCTGATGTCCATTCGCGAGAGGGTCAGCACCGTGGTGCGAGTAAACCTTCCCCTCACTGATAGTTACCCCAGGCAGACCGGTGCTGCTTTGAGGATATAGCCACTTATTGCCTCGCTTGATGTATCCATGGGCGCGAAGAAGCTCCGCAACATCGTGACAACGGTTGAATTCATCAATTACCGAGGGCCGTTTGCCGCCACCGAGTTCAGGACGCTTTTGGGCTTTAACCGGTGGCTTCGGTGGCGCAACCGCCCATGGACACGCAGCTTCAGCATCTCGCTTAAAAAACTCCCAATTCTGCCAAATGGTAAGCAGCTCGTTGGTCAGCGTCGGCAGCCCGTCAGTAGCACTTGGAGCGGTTTTCCAGATGTAAGGTTTGCCGGTACCGGGATGAATTGATGGTGGAAATACGTCTTGCACCAATCCCGCACGTAGTTCAAAGACCGTGAAGCGTTTGAACGGCTCGGCTTCGGTTCGTGCAGCAGCTTCTGCGGCAAGATCACCCTGCTCTTTCGCAGCCTTGGCCTTGTCCATAAACCCTTTGAAAATCGAACCGTCCGGGTCTTTTTCATTAGGCCATGAAAGTGAATGACGCGTGAGTTCGATGCCTTCCGGCACCTTGAACACCACCCGGAATCGCAGCGGATTCCCGACGATAGTCGGGAACACTACTGCCATCGCATCAAGGTCAAGGCCCAACAGTTCATACAGCACATGTCGCGTCCATTGAACGTCATCAACATCCAATGAACAAACGCGGCTCGGCCCCAGCACGACGCCAAGGTTGTGATTTGGGTTTCGCTGCCAGAACGCCTCGGCCGTGTCGGCGTCGGTGATATAGCCTCCGGGCTTATTCCACCCTAGGCCTTTCGGAGCCTTTTCACCTGGATCAATCGATACGAGTGCTAAGTCAAAAGTACTGATGTAACGCTTTGCCCATATAGCGATGGCTGTTCCTTTGCCCGATTCACTCATCGCCGGGCCTCCCGCAACTCCTGACAAGAGATGCAGGTCTCGCAACCTTCAACCTTCTGCTGTCGAAGCAACGGGATTGGTTCGTCGCAGTCGTCACAGAACTGCGCGCTAACGCGGCTCGATGGCATGCGGCGACTGCGATGAATAGCAACATCAAGCAGGTATTGCGCCTGCTCGTTTGCGCGGTCGATATCATCAGCCATTGATGCGATCCTCCATCGCCTGACGAGCGCCCGCCATTATTCCAAGGACTTCGCGGATCACATCCATTCCGTGCTTTTCGAGATCCACGACTTCATGAAGCTCCCAAACGTTATCCGCCGCGCCGTCGTGCATCTTGGCCACGAATTCACCGGTTTCCCCGAGCAGCTTACCAACCGCTTTCAAGGCATCACGGGTTGCCGGTACGGCCACGGGCCGGTACCAAACCGCACCTGCTGGACGCATCAATGCATCCAGCAAGCGTGGATCAGCGGTCAGCCTGATCACTTCCTCAAGCTCATCTGGATTCAGCCAGCGGCGTTCTTCATCGAGCTTGAGTTTCTTCTGGAGGGTGTCGTTGTCCAACACCATTTCAAAGGCAAGGGCGGTGATTCCGCCCTTGTAGTCACGACCAGCGCGATAAATCGCTTGGCGTAGTGGCAGGACCGGACCTGCGTCCGGCAAAAGATCTGTGCGACTCATAACCGTAAATCCCCTGTTTACGGTGTAGCCATAGCCCAGGGCAAACCCTATCCTATGTCCACGACCGATGTGCATGTGCTGTGTATCGTCGTAGTCGGGCTGGGGGATTCTTTGGTGAGAGGCCCCAGCTCGACACCTTTTAAGCTGCCGACTTAAGATCGGCCGCTTCTATCTCTTGTGTGTATAGGCATTCGATTGCCTTACCCGTTACATACCGAACATCTGCACCTTTCGCGGCGCGATTGATTGTCGGCTGTGTCGTTCCTACGCGGTCTGCAATAACTCTCTGGGACAAACCGGACCGCAGCAGTTCCGCAAGCATTTCTTGGATAGTCATATCGTTCACCGATGCGCTTTCGCATTGGCCGCCACAATACACAAACGTATTGAATGATTCAATACACTCGGCGATACGTTTTTGAATCAAGGCAGAGAAAAAGTGATCGGAGACCGCATCGCCCAACGCATGCAGGAATTGGGGCTGTCAGAAGGCGAACTCGGCCGACGCTCCGGCGTTCCGCAACCGACGATTCATAGAATTGTGACGAACGCGGTAACCAGCCCACGCCATGAAAACATCGAAAAGATCAGCAAAGCTTTGAAGGTCAGTAGCAACTGGCTTTGGAAGGGAGGCGAACACAAAGACCCGATGATTGATCAGGGCGCGCCATCTGCGAATGAGACCAACGTTGAACCTGGGCCAGCTATTAAAGGCTACGTCCCTCTCATCTCATGGGTTCAAGCAGGCGCATGGTGTGAGATTGAAGACGTTAGGACCCTAGATGATGCAGAGATATGGCTGCCATGCGCCGCTTCCCATAGCAGCCAAAGCTACGCCTTGCGAGTACGTGGACTATCCATGTTCAATCAACATGAACGTCGATCCTTTCGAGACGGAGACATCATCTTTGTTGATCCCGCGAAAGATGCGGAAAATGGTTCTCTTGTCATTGCCAAGCTCATGGATAGCCAAGAAGCAACTTTCAAGCAATTGGTGATGGAGGGCAGCCGCCGGTTTCTGAAACCTCTGAATCCAGCATGGCCAGAGCCGATCATTGAATTAGGGGCCGACGCAATCATTTGTGGCGTAGTATTTTCAAAGCTTGAAATTTTCTAATACAAAACCCAAAAAAGGCCCGCAGCGATGTGGGCTTTTTTTGCATCGTGAAAAAATCAATTCAAATACGTATTGACTGAATCAATACGTATTTGTATCGTTTGCATCGTAAATCTCTCACCAAAGAGTACAGACATGCAAACAACACAGCACAACAAGGCTCGTTGCCCGGTGTACCTACACCCATCAGCTTGCACTAACCCAGAAGCCGTCAAAGAGATTCAAAAAAGCACCGGCCTACAGGTAATCGTCGCGCCTGGCACTCGCTTAGCACCGGCAAAAGTAAATGTCATCACTCACGGATGCGGACCGTTCGGGGGTGATGCAGCATGAAGCCTCTATTAATTGGCATCGCTGGCGTCGCCCGCTCTGGTAAAGACACCGCCGCGCAGCATCTGGTAAGCCACCATGGATTCCAGGCTTACGCGTTCGCTGACCCACTGCGTGACGGTCTGATGCACATCCTCAACTTGAGCCCTTGCGACTTCGACGGTGCCCAGAAGGAACTGCCGCTGCCATGGCTCGGCCGATCCCCTCGCCAGTTAATGCAATCACTTGGCACCGAGTGGGGCCGCAACAACGTGCATCCCGAACTCTGGCTGCTGCTTGCGGAACAGAATCTCGACCTACTCGCTCGCACCCACGACGAAGCACGCGGCTTTGTCGTCAGCGACGTGCGGTTCGAAAACGAAGCGGACTTCATCCGTAAACGTGGCGGCGTGGTGATTCACATGGAGCGGATAGCTGCTCTCACCGTCAACCAGCACAGCAGTGAAAACGGTGTCGTGCGCGCGCCGGGAGATATCTGGCTACCGAATGATGGGCCGGTCGAAGAGTTGTTCACCAACCTAAACCATATTGTTGACACCCTGCACACCCGTGCTGCGGCGGCCTGAGGCAGCGTGATGACAAACCGCACCCTGGACGAATCCGCCGCATTGCTCGGACCCAAGCCCCGCGCCTTCCGCACCAGTTTGCGCGAGCTGGGCATTCTCAACAGCAGTGGCGATCTAGCAAGCCAGCACCGTGATCGCGGCTATCTGTATTCGGATCCGCGCAGCACCGTGATTCCGTCCCTCAACAAGTGCCGTCATTACTCCGTGGTGATGGTGAAGGAAGAAGGGATCGAATGGCTGGCCAAGAAGCTAGGAATCATCATTACCAAAAAGGACGCCGCTGCATGAAAACCAAAAACCTCAATGCCTACACGCAAGCCCTCGGCGCCCTGAAGCTGATCCCGATCTACTTGAACTGCCCGGGGGTAGTCAGCCGCGCAACGCTCGTTGGCGCCTCGACAGAAGCCATCCAACTACTGGAAAGCATGCCCGTTCTAAGCACCGAGCTGGCCGAGGTATTTCGCTGCGTCAACAACGTGATCCTTGACGGGCAAGTCGCCTACGTTACGCCGACCAACTCGCCTGAGTTCCCATTCGGCGCCGTGGTGGCTGACGCCAAGGGCAACATCTGCGCAGCTGCCATGGGCAAAAGTAAAGAAGGCCTCGCCGAGCTGATTCGCCTCAAGTTGCTGCCCCCATCGGAGGGGTTCGGGGAGAACGCAGCGTGAGCAACACACTTGAACAATTGCGACGTCAGTTCGCTACTCCATGCCCAACCCTGGCGGCAGTTCGGGAACAGTACTTCGCACACATTCGCACCGACCGCTACCTACTGGCCGAGATCAAGGCAGGTCGTATCGCGCTGGTCGTGAAGCGGCTGCACGGGTCGGCTCGCGCTCAACGAGTGGTGTACCTGCACGACCTGGCCGAGTTCCTCGACGCCCAAGCGGCTAAGCAAGCAGCTTGATTTCAACTTGGGTTACCACTTACACCCCTGCCGGCCTCTCACCAAGCATCCCGGCGGAGGTTTTCACAGAGGCTCACAGCACATGACCACAATCCAAATTTGCGCGTTAATCATCCTAATCGCTTTCACCGGCCTCCTGGTATGGGCCGGTTACAAAATGGGTCGTAGCGATGGAAAGCTAGAAGCGGACGATAGTCAGCGCGCTGAGTTCGCCAAAACTATCCGTCAGTTGGAGGCTTCCGCCCAGTTCATTCGCACTGATCACCGAAATCTGGCGAGGCAGTGCAGACAACTCAGAGAAAGCCAAGCATTCGGACCAAAAGAGCAACGAGTCCTGCTCGATATTGCAGAGCACCTCCGGGTTGCGGCTGAAACATTCAGTGCATTTCGCACAGGCAAAAAACTTGAGCGAGACACCCGGTTCCTCCGCGAGCAGGCGCTGATCATGGCCGGACTGCTGCAGGTCGTTGTGCACGGAGAAGGCGTATGAACATCTCATTCTCCTACTTCGGACCAACTCACTATCGCATGGCAGATGAAAGCAGCGTGCGCTTACGTGTTAGTGACCCAGTTCCGACTGTCAACGACCGTTTACCCGCGCTACCTGCTGAGAAAAACAAGCGTTGCGATGACACTGCGGAACCGTCCCTGCCCTCCTACCACCTGGACAAAATTCCAGAAGACAAGATGGCCGAGTTGGTCGGCACCACACGCCGAGCGCTGCAAGGCAAGCGCGCCAGAGGCGTCATTCCCAAAGGTGTCTGGAACAACATCGATAGCCGCATTTACTACAGCCTAAGGAGATACGAAGCATGGCTCGAGAGCCAATGGGTTTGCCCACCGGAGTTGAATTTGCTGGACAGTCCGTCCGCATTCGCTTCACCTGGAACGGGCAACGCCGTTGCGAAACCCTCCCGTATCCCCAAACGCCGAAGGGGATTAAGGCTGCCGCCGAGCTACGCGCTAACGTAACCAGCCTGATCAAGCACGGCGTGCTGGATGATCAGCGCTATGCCGAACTATTCCCCAACTCCACCTATGCCAACTACTCGGCGACTCCCCGGTTCGGGGAGTACGCCCAGGAGTGGCTCAACAGTCGCGAGATCGTGGCCGGGACACGCAAGAATTACCTCGGCTCGCTCAATCTGTACTGGATGCCGTATCTGGCAATGCTGCCCATCGACAGCATCACATCCGTGATGCTGCGCAAGGTGGTGGCCAATACCGAATGGCCTACGCCGGGCGTTAAGCGCGCGGCGATCCAGCGCCTGACCACAGTGTTCGGTACCGCAGTGAAAGACGGTCTGATCAACCGTAACCCGGTGGAGTCCATTGAGCTGCCGGTGAAGGCCAAGAAACCTATCGATCCCTTCACCGTGGGTGAGGCCAACCAGATTATCGATCACCTATATAAGACGCTGACCCATTCGATGCGGATCTACGCGGCGTACTTCGAGTTCGCCTTCTACACCGGCATGCGCCCCAGCGAGATCGCGGCGCTGCGCTGGGAAGAGGTCGACAAGGAAAAGCGGCTGGTGAACGTGTGCCGGATCGTTGCGGACTACAAGATCGAGGAGCGAACTAAAACCCGCAACGGACGCCAGGTCATGCTCAACAGCAGAGCACTGCACGCCATCGAGCAGGCCGAACTGCTGGCGAAGCAACGTGCTTTGCCAAGCCGGCGCAAACGCACCGAATCGACCTATGTGTTCCCGCCCACCAAGAACTTCGAGTTCATCCAACAATCGAGCGTGACCGACAAACACTTCCAGGCTGCATTGACTGAATTGGGCATTCGCGCCCGCCGGCAATACAACTGCCGACACACATACGCTACCATGTGCCTCATGGCGGGTATGAACCCTGCGTTTATTGCCACTCAGCTCGGTCATAGCGTTCAGATGTTGCTATCGACTTACGCCCGATGGATCAATTCCAGCACTGACTGGGGTGAACTCGGTAAGCTCGAAAACAGCTTGATTGGTACAAAATTGGTACAGACAGAAACAGTACCCCTCTGAAACCCTTATGGAATCAGCCCCTGTGACACTGGAACAGAACTACACCGCGATTCTCGGCCAATTGGGCGAGGACGTGTCCCGCGAGGGCCTGCTCGACACGCCAAAGCGTGCCGCCAAAGCCATGCAGTACCTCTGCCGCGGTTATGCACAGACGCTCGAAGAGGTCACCAACGGTGCCCTGTTCAGCTCCGACAACAGCGANATGGTGCTGGTCAAGGACATCGAGNTGTANTCGTTGTGCGAACACCANCTGCTGCCGTTCATCGGCAAGGCGCATGTCGCCTATATCCCGAGCGGCAAAGTGCTGGGCCTGTCGAAGGTTGCGCGGATCGTCGATATGTACGCCCGCCGCCTGCAGATTCAGGAAAACCTCAGCCGCCAGATCGCCGACGCGGTAATGCAAGTCACCGGCGCCCTGGGCGTGGCCGTGGTGATCGAAGCCAAGCACATGTGCATGATGATGCGCGGCGTCGAAAAGCAGAATTCGTCGATGATCACTTCGGTGATGCTCGGTGAATTCCGTGAAAACGCGGCAACCCGTAGCGAATTCCTCAGCCTCATCAAGTAATTCGCAACAGAAAAGAACCGGCGTTGATCGCCGGTTTTTTTTCGCCCGTTAAAAATCGGGTAAGCTGCGCGCCTTCTTCATTTGCACCGTGAGGCTTTCAACGTGTTCGTCAAAGCGCTTCGTGTCGGCCTCGGCCAACTGGTTATCTTCATCGACTTCATCACCCGCCCGGGCAAGAAAAAGCGCCCCGCTGCTGCTCAGGCGCAAGTCGACGCTGCCGCGAAAGATCTGACGCTGTATCAGTTTCACGCCTGCCCGTTCTGCGTGAAAACCCGCCGCGC